CAAGGCAGGCAAGGTCAAGGTGCCGGTGCGTGATACCGAGGTAGAGGTCAAGCAGTATGACAAGCAGAATGGTGCTGCGATCTCTACCGGCTCTACCACCTACTTTGACATCAACATCGACATTGACGAGGCGGTCAACGAGATGATCGACGGCTATGACGCTGCCAGCGTTCCGGACGGCATCACCGCAGAGCGTCTGGACAGTGCCGGCTATTCTCTGGGGCTGTCCATGGACACCAAGTCTGTCCGTGCTCTGGAGGAAACTGCCGGCATCACTGTGGCAGCGTCCAAGACTGCCTGCACCGACAGCACGGCATACAAGCAGGTACTGGCGGCAAAGCGTGTACAGTCCCGTATGGGTGTTCCCAATGACGGCAAACGCTGGCTGCTGGCATCTCCGGAGTTTATGGAGGTGCTGCTGACCGATGACCGTTTCGTCAAGCAGGGTGATCTGTCTCAGGAGCTGGTGCAGTCCGGCGTGGTGGGCAGAATCGCCGGCTACAATGTTTTCGAGTCCAACAACACCATGTTTGAGGACAGCAAGCTGGTATCCGGCAAGAAAACCACCACGGAATTCATCTGCGGTCACCCGAACTGGTGCCACCGTGTGCAGGAGTGGTCTGTTCCGGTCGCCGTCAAGAATCTGACCAACGAGTATATCGGTTCTTCTGCCGTACAGGGCAGAAAGGTCTACGGCATCGGTATTTCCAAGCCGCAGACGGTCTATGTCAAGAGAGTGGAGGCGTAAGGCATGGCATATGCTGATTTTCCATACTACCAGGATTTTTATCTTGGCAGTATGATCCGGGATCCGACCGCATTCGGTCGGGCGGCAGAACGGGCAAGCGAGTATCTGGACATGGTGACATTCGGGCGGCTGCTGGACGGCGTTCCTGCTCCGTGGGAAGACCGCATCCGGAAATGCTGCTGTGCACTGGCGGAGGCGATCGTCACCTATCAGGCATACGGCACAGGCGGTGCAGAGGGCAGCGGTCTGAAAACGGCGGAGACCATCGGAGCGTACAGTGTCAGCTACGCTACCCCGACAGAAAGCATCTCCGCCCTTCTAAACGGAGAAACATCCGGCTTGCAGGACTATCTCAAAAGTATCTGCATCCGGTATCTGGGTGGTTCGGGGCTGTTGTACAGAGGAGTGTGAATATGTTTACCAATAAAATCGGCTGCACGGTATTTGAGAGAACGGTGGGAAAAGACCGCATGGAGCAGTATGTGCGGCACTTCTTCCCTGCGATCTACTGGGAGGACATGAAGGGACAGAGCCAGAGCGGCACGTCTATGAAGCAGCAGGACAGCGTGCTGTGTATCATTCCGGCGGCATCGGTATCCGGCTATATCCCGAAACGAAGCGACCGGATCCTCTGCGGCAGATGCACCGCCGCAGAACCGCCGGAGGAATGCCGGACGGTCATGGAAGTGAAAGACTTTCGCTATGGCTCTGCCGGTGTGCAGCATCTGGAGGTGACGGCAGTATGATCATCAAGGTGGGTATCCATTTTAATACCAAGCAGCTTCACGCAAAATCGGCAGTCCTGAAACAGCAGGCACAGGAATTTGTGGGAAATGAACTGCTGCGGAAATGTGATCCCTATGTGCCGTTTGACACCGGAATGCTCCGGGATTCCGGCATTTCTCACAGCAAGCCGGAGGAAGGGTATCTGTTATGGAAAACACCCTATGCGGCGGTGCAGTGGTATGCCGGCGTATCCCGTGGGCTGCGTGGGAAAAAGTGGGCACTTCGGGCATGGGCAGACCACGGCAAGCTCATTCTGAAAAACGCCCGTATCCTTGCAAAGGGGTGATAGAATGGCGATCATTTCGGCGATACGGGAGTACATTGCCGGCTGTCCGCTGCTCCATGACGGGGCGATCTTAGGCGTAGACCAGCTGGAGGCGGACACCATCGGCTATACTGTGGACACTACACCATGTGAACCAGTGGTGCAGAAGTACACGGACGGCAGCGACAAGCGGCAGTTTCTGTTCGTCTTTGCCAGCCGGGAGAAGTACGGGGAAAGGGTGCTGGAGAACATCGCCAATTCCGGTTTCTACGAGGACTTTGCGGACTGGATCGAGCGGAACAACTGGCAGGGTATCTTTCCGGAACTGGGCGACTATCGGACACCATACCGCATGGACATTGTTTCCAGCGGCTATGCCTATGACACCGGCGATGATACGGCTCGCTATCAGATCCAATTACGACTGATGTATTATCAGGACAGGAGGTATTTTACACATGGGTAAGAATTTGAAAAACGCAGACCTTGTACTGCGTACCGGCAAGGTGGCATTCTATCATGTGCCGGGACAGAGTGCCTATACACGCATGGAGGGCTTCACCAGCCTCTCCACGTCCAAGAATCCCACAGAGTATGAGCGGCAGTATGTGGACGAGGATTTCAAGCGGACGGATATTACCGGCTATAACACTGCCATTGCCTATGCACTGGATCGCTACAAAAAACATCCTGTGACAGATGACATTATCAACATTCACGAGAACGAGCTGCTGGGACAGGATGCGGTGCGTTCTATCATCAATGTGGATATGACCACAGCACAGCAAGGGGGCAGCGGCATCTGGGCGGCATCGGCAAAGATGCGTGACTATGCCGTCATTCCGGATGCAGACGGCGACACCACAGACTGCATGACCTATTCCGGCAACTTTAAGACAAGGGGCGAAATGGAGGATGTCACGGTGTACAGCACCGATGATTTTCAGACCATTACACTTTCTTCTCACACCAAGCCGGTACTGAAAACGCTGTCTGTTTCCTATGGCAGCGAGAATCTGCTGAAACCGACCTTCAAGCCGTCTGTTACAGAGTACACGGTCAGCAAGATCGGTTCTCTGAGTGTGTATGCAGCAGCGGAGAGTGACACATTTAGTATTACAGCTTCCTGCAACGGAAGTTCTTCGTCCATTACCAATTCTGGTGTGGCATTTACCGTCAAGGAAGGCGACTATATCTACATTACTGTTACAAACGGCACACTGGGCTCTAATACCTATGCCGTTAAGTGCAGTGCTTCGTAAATACCCCTCAGTCAGCCTACGGCTGCCAGCTTCCCTTTCAGGGGAGCCTATAATTGAATAATTCATCTTATGGAGGAATGAACGATGAAAGAAGATCTGACGATTTGGCATATCCACGGACTGGAGCTGCCGCTGGACATTGAGGAAGCGGACACCGTGGAAAAGTATGAGGCTGCTCTGGCACAGCTGGAGCAGGATGTGCCGGAGGACAAGTCTGCCGGTGCGGCAGCATACATCCGGGCATACTGCAAGGCGTTTCGTACCTTTTATGACACGCTCTTTGGCGAGGGTACGGCGGAGCAGATCTTTGCCGGCATCCCAGACCATGCACGGCGGTATACGGCAGTGTACGGAGAATTCCTGACCTTTGTGGCAAAGCAGGCGGCACAGTCCCAGGCGGAATCCATGCAGCTGAAAAAGAAGTATCTGCCCAAAGGCGGCAGACGATGAATCTGCTGTATGATGCCCTGCCGGACACGGTAACAGTAGACGGCAAGGCATACCGGATCTATACCGACTATCGGGACTGGCTGCGGTTTTATGATATGCAGGAGGACGATGGTCTTTCCAAACGGGAAAAGCTGCTGCTGATGCTGGAATGGTACATCGACAAGCCGCCGCTTTCCTGTCTGGAGGAGGCTCTGGAAGCTCTCATCGGGTTTGCGACACGCTCCGAGGAGCAGCCGGAACAGCGGCAGGAGCATTCCGGACGCAAAACCACAGACCGGGTGCTGTCATGGCAGTATGATGCAGCCTATGTGTATGCTGCGTTCCTGTCAGTCTATCACATGGACTTGCAGCAGGTGGAGCAGATGCACTGGCATCTGTTTCTGGGGCTGTTTGATGCCCTTCCGGACGAAACGCCAATTAAGCAGCGGATGGGATACCGCAGCGTGAATCTGGCGGAGATCAAGGACAAGAACGAACGGCTGCGGATCCGGAAGATTCAGGATCGCATCCGCATTCCGCAGCCGGAGCTGGACGGCTATCAATGCGGCGCGTTTTTTGGATAGAAGCGTATAAATAGCGGCACTTTTACGGTATGTGAGAGTGCCGTTTTT